CCTGCAACTAAACAAATTATAAAAGATGCTTTTGAAAGTTACGATTTACTTTATAATGCAAAACCATTTCCGCCAAAATCTAATGATAGTGTTTATGATGATTTAAAAAAATCTAACGATACTTTAATAGACCATTTAGTAGCAATGAGAGAGAAACACAATCCTGAACCTATCAAATATGGTCGTCCTGCAAAAGAGTATCCTATGACTAAAGAAGGTATGAACGATTTATATGATGCATATTATCAACGTGGAGTTGAAATAGCAGAAAAGATAATGAAAAATAAAAAGTTTGCTAAGAAGTTTCAATCTTTAGATGATGAAGGCAGACAAGCTGTTGTAAAGGCAATGGCTACTCATTGTGCAATGGGTAATATGGCATCACATATGAATAATGCAGATGCAGAGTATAATAATTTCAACAACGTTTCACACTCATTAAATAAAACTACAAAAGGTATCAAATACAAAAAGAAAGAGATGGATGGAGTAGAAATATTATCAGGTATGAATTTTAGTTGTGACCAAGGATTTACCGTATCTACTAATAAAGACGATTCTTTTAGAGCAATCAAACCTGAAAATAAAAATCCAACAGCCATAGTTCCAATAACTCGTGGCGGAAAAGCACACAGATTTTAAATGATAGATTCACAACTACTTTGCACTTTCTCTAACAAGAAAGAACTTACTGAAATGGTCCTCATCATCAAAGAGTCTGCACCTCTTTCTATGAAGAAATTATACGTACTACAACGTGTGGATAATCAAAATGAATTAATGGTAACATACAATGTAGTAAAATCAGAAGTATCAAGTTTTTTACCAAATACAATTCTACTACATAGAAAGAAAGAAACAAATACATTGTATACAATCAATGCAGTTAATCATATCATTAGAGATGCAAACAACGGAGTATTAGATACATCATACAGATTACAATGGGAAAACTATCGTAATTCAATATTATTGACAAATAAAGATGGTCTAAATATCATAAACACACGACTAAAAGAAATTATCGATTTAGAAAAATAAATTGATGTTTTGACTTTTTGATTCATATTTATATATGAATGGTTACACAAGTAACAATTAACAAATTAATAATTAACTATTAGGAGATATTAAATGGATATTACAGCAATTCGCAAACGCTTAGAGCAACTTCAAACTTCTAACACGAAAACATCTAACTTATGGAAACCACAACCTGGTAAACAGGTAGTACGTATTGTCCCTTATCAGCACAATAAGGACAATCCTTTCCAAGAGCTTTTCTTTCATTATGATTTAGGTGGTAAGACTTATCTTTCGCCAATCACTTATGGTCGTCCTGACCCGATTGAAGAGTTTGCACAAAAACTACGTTCAAGTGGTAACAAAGATGATTATCAGATAGCAAAAAAACTTATGGCTAAAATGAGAACTTTTGCTCCTATAATTGTTCGTGGTGAAGAATCAGAAGGTGTTCGATTTTGGGGTTTTGGTAAAATGGTTTATCAAGAACTCCTATCTGTAATAGCAGACCCTGATTATGGTGATATCACAGACGCTATGAATGGTCGTGATATAACGGTAGAATTTACTTCTGCTGAAGAAGCAGGAAAGAACTTTCCTGTAACTACTATTAGGGTGAAGCCTAATCAAACTCCAATCACAGAAGATGATAAACTTCTTGATAAGTTGTTGAACGAACAACCTAACATTCAAGAAATGTATCAGGAGCGTTCTTATGAAGAACTTACTGAAGTTCTTAATAATTGGTTAACTCCTGCTGATGATGAGAGTGAAGATACAGGTGAGTCTGTAACTACTGAAGTTCTTTCACAAAAGACCGTAAAGGATACTTCAGAAGCTTTCGACCAACTCTTCAATAAATAAAATAACACAAATAGGGGCGGGTCTTTACTCGCCCCGTTTTGATTAAGGAGTTAGTATGTCTGACACTAAAGATGGTTTGGCTAATATCTTAGCCGATAGTCTGAATAAGAAATTCAAAAACTATAAAGTAGCATATTTTCTCGATGGTAGTGATTCAACTCCTACAGACATTCGAGAGTTTTTATCTACAGGTTCGAGTCTATTAGATTTGGCTATTTCAAATAGACCTAATGGTGGTATTGCTGTTGGTCGTATAACTGAAATCAATGGATTAGAATCAAGTGGTAAATCTCTACTCGGTGCTCACATACTTGCAGAAACTCAAAAGAAAGATGGTGTTGCAGTTTATATAGATACTGAAACAGCAGTTAGTGAAGAGTTTTTACAAGTTATTGGCGTTGATAGTAAGAAGATGTTGTATCTACATTTAGAAACCGTAGAAGACATTTTCGAGGCTATCGAAGAGATTGTTACTAAAGTTCGTGAAAGTGACAAGAATAGGTTGGTAACTATATTAGTCGATTCAGTTGCTGCAGCATCTACTAAATTTGAGATTGAAGCAGACTTTGATAAAGATGGTTATGCCACACACAAGGCAATCATTATATCAAAAGCACTTCGTAAGATTACTCAAATGATTGGTAGACAACGTGTAGCACTTGTATTTACTAATCAGTTAAGACAGAAGTTAGGCGTAATGTTTGGAGACCCTTGGACTACTTCAGGAGGTAAAGCATTACCATTTCATTCATCAACTCGTATTCGTCTGAAGAATAAAGGTCAAATAAAAGATAGTAAAAATAATACACTTGGTATGAATATTACAGCACAAGTTATTAAGAATCGATTGGGACCTCCATTAAGACGTGCAGATTTTCCTCTATATTTTGATAGAGGTATTGATGATAAGGCATCTTGGTTACAGGTGATGAAAGAATACAAACTTGTGAAACAAACAGGTGCATGGTATACATT